TGAGCCACCCGTAGAACCACCAACCTGATTATTACCACCACCTTGACCAGCGCCACCACCTACGGCTGTTGTTAAACTAGTAAAAGTAGTACTTGATCCTTGTACGCCACCTTTACTGCCAGAATCTCCACCAGCACCACCAGCTCCGATAGCAATTGTGTAAGAACCACCACTAGTTAATGTAGCTGTTCCTGTTAAATATCCGCCAGCTCCACCACCACCTGCATAGTCATATCCAGAACCACCGCCACCAGCAACAATTAAGTAAGAGGCAGTTACAGATTGATTAAAGAACGGTAAGAAGAATCCATTAGTACCATAGCTTCCACCGTAGGTAACAGGAACCCAGTTGCCGTATTGGTTAAATGAACCAAAACTGTTAGGCGTTAGTTGCTGACCATCAATAAAATTGATATTGGTCATGTAGCCGTCAAAGTAATAAGCACCGCCACCTGTTTGACCCATGTAACGAGTAGAGGCAGTTAATAACGTAGTATTTTGGGGAGGATAGTTTGCTGTTCCTAACGACTGCTGAACACCGTTTACATACAACTTCATACGATTAGTAGAGGTTGCTTGAGTTGTATCTACTGCCCAAACAATGTGATACCAAGCTGCTGGGTCACGGAATAATGCGTTTGTGCCAAAGAAATAGTTAGTACCTGTTGTTCCACGTAAGTTACCAGATAAGTCATCATAAGCTACTTGACCATAGCCAATATACGTATTTACAGCAGTTCCACCATTAAATAAATGTTGCGTAACAGACCCTATTGTTCCACGCTTAACCCAACCAGACCAAGTAAACGTAGTTGCACTGCCTGTCGTTGTTGGTGTTTGGTTTAAATATGCAGAAGCACTAGCTCTCCAACGTAAAGAATTGCTAAAGTTAGTCAGCGGGGATAAGTATCCGCTTGATGTGAAAGTATGGATGACGTTACCGCCAACGATGGTCATAGTTCCACCGTTCATTAGTTTTGTGTCAGTAGTGTATGGGTACGAGATGATTACGATACCTGAACCACCAGCAGCACCGTTGTTCGGATTTACTGTAGAACCGCCACCGCCACCGCCAGTATTAGCTGTTCCTGCAGTACCCGCACCGCCTGTACCACCATTACCGCCACCACCAGATCCACCAGTACCACCAACAGTTCCAGCTCCACCGCCACCACCAGCATAGTAAGTAGATGTTCCAGAAATAGATGAGGCATTACCAATACCGCCATTACCACCGTTAGCACCAGTAACTGTAACGCCTACCGCACCTGCGCCACCGCCTCCACCGCCACCTACGTTAGATGTAGCACCTCCACCACCATTATTACCTTGGCCTGATACACCTGTACCACCGCCACCGCCTGATCCAACAGAGCCACCGCCTCCACCACCGCCAGAGCCACCATTACCACCAGCTACGTTGTTATATGTACCACCATAACCACCACCAACGGCAGTAGTTGAAACTGTACTAAAAGTGGAATTTGAGCCTTGTACACCAACGTTATTTGCGCTTACACCACCAGCACCACCAGCACCTACAGCAACTGCATACGTAGAGTTTGTATCAATAGTTAAACCAGAACCAGTTAAAAAACCACCAGCTCCGCCACCACCAGCACGACCATCTGAGCCACCGCCACCACCGCCAGCTACGATTAAATACGAAGCAGATAAAGAATTAATAGGGCTTAGTACGCCCGATGTGTAGAAAGTATGGATTGTGTTACCTGCAGCAGATGTAACTACACCGCCACCGAATTGTTGTGCGCCTGTGTAAGAGATGATGACAATACCAGAACCGCCAGAACCTGGTTGACCTAAACCTGTTGATAAATAACCAGCTCCACCACCACCACCGCCAGTATTAGCCGAACCAGATGTTGCGTTATTATCACCATTTGCGCCAGCGCCACCGCCACCAGATCCGCCAGCACCGCCAGAGTTTGCTGTATTTCTGTTACCACCGCCACCACCGCCAGCATAAGTTACAGATGCGCCAGAAATAGATGAAGCGTTACCAGTGCCACCAGCTCCAGCTCCAGAATTAGATCCATTAGCGCCAACAGCCCCTGCGCCTCCACCGCCACCGCCACATTGAAAATTATTAGTTCCACTACCAGTTTGCCCATTACCACCGTTATTACCTTGACCACTTGTTCCAGACCCACCAGAATAGCTAGTACTAGAAGTTGATCCACCACCGCCACCAGAACCACCAGCTAGTCCATTATTATTTCCTGGTCCTCCAGAACCACCGCCAACAGAAGCAGTTAATGTTCCAAAAGAAGAATTAGCTCCATTTGTTCCGTAGTTATAAGCCCCAGTAACACCCCCTACACCGCCAGCTCCTACAACAACCGTATAAGAAGTAGTTAGCAATAAAGAAGTTGTATTTGCTTGATAACCACCAGCTCCACCGCCACCACCAACAATTGAACCACCACCACCGCCACCAGCAACAATCAGATAATTAGCTGTAACAGCGGCAGCCCCACCAGTGAAGCCTAAAGCCGATAGAGCTGCTGCGCCAATTTTCTTTAGTGCTGGCATTAAAAATCCTTAAGCGAACTTAGTTACTGAGGCAAGAACCGTATATGTAGGTGCTGTTGATATTTTAGTAATCACGTAATTGTACACATCAACAGAGTTAGTATTTCCAGAAGTAGGTGCTGTACCACCTTGCCATTTAGGAGTTACTGTAGATCCGTCAATTTGAACCAAACTATTGTAATAAGCAGTAGCACCTTGAGTAGCCAATAAACTAACTGTAATTGTCTGGTTGTTTGCTAAAGCGTTAGCAAGAGTCAATGTGCTTGATCCACGGAAGTTTACAGTCCAGTTAGCCGTTGCATTAGCTGTAGAGTAGTAAACCGATTGTGTAGTGACATCAAAGTTAATTGTGCTTGCAGCGCCCGTTGCGTTTACTGTAGTTGGCTCTACGATGTTTACTGTATTAAACGCAATAGTTGTTGCATTACCAGTTGCAGTAACAGTTTGGGTTGTTACATTGTTCTTAACAGTCAATACAGCGTTGTTACTCAAAGTCATTGCTACGTTAGCTTTAGACTGAGCAAAACCACCAGTGTAAAACTGCATTGAGTTAAACACACCAGTAGAGTCGGTAGCAAAAACTAAGTTACCAGATGTTCCGCTGGTAGTTGGCGCAGACATGAAGACATAACCTTCGTTAGCACCTGTTACTGCGTAAGTAGCCTGGTTATAAATTGGGCCAGTAATACCAACGTCAACCCAACCAGCAGTGTCTGTACCGTTAATTGGGTACGCAGTAAAGTCAGCGGAAGTGTTTGTACCGTTACCTAAGTTATAGATGTAGGACTGGATGTAGTTATTAGCATTACCCGTAACAGCAAGAATTGGGTTTGTAGCACCAGTTAAGGCAATATTTGCACCAATAACAGCGTTAGCTGTGGCGTTTACAGTAGTAAATACTGCAGCATTAGGAGTAGTTAAACCAATAGTAACGTTGTTTAAAGCACCACCAGTAATTGCAACCGCATTGGCATTTTGAGTAGCCATCGTACCCAAACCGGAGAAGTTAGCTCCAGATATAGTACCGCCAGTAATCAATACGTTAGAAGAAGCAAAGTTAGTAATTGTAGTTACGTTACTTGCGTCTGAGTAAATTGCTTTTTCTGCAGGGTATGTTACAAATACAGACTTAGTTCCAGGACCAAAAGTTACTACTGCATTAGCGTTGCTAGAAGCAAGAATGGTCGTACGAGCTAAAGATGTATTAGCTAAATAATAAGTACCAATACCTACTTCCCAGTTTGAACCTGATTGATCCGCAATGGTGTAATAAGTTGTATTAGTATTACCAATAACAGCAAAAGACTGATAGCCTGTAACAGCTCCAGCAAGCGTAATGGTTCCCGTACCTGTCGAGGTACTAGTCTCTTGGACTCGATCGCTTAAAACTAAAGCCATATCAGGCTCCTTATGCTATACGAATAATAGCGTTTGATGAATCTGCAGTTGGGAAGATCACTGTGAATGTACCGTTAGTAGCTGTTTTATCGCCACCAAAAGCCAACACCGCAACAGCAGTATTTGCTGTGCTGTTATAGATCAAAGCGCCGTTAGCAGTAATATTTGCATTTGTCCATGAGCTGTTTGCAAAAGACATGAATGCTACGTTACCTGTGCTTGTTGGGCTTGTGCTAATTGACAAAGTGTTTCCGCCAGCAGTGTAGTTTGAGCCTGAGCTAGTAACTTCACCAGATGTTGTATAAGCCGCAGTTGCGTTGCTCAATGTTGCAGAGCTTGTGTACAAAGCGAGTTTATATACTGGGCTAGCGCCAGATACTAAGTTTTGCTGACCGCTAAGGATTTGAACCTTAAACGAATCTGCCATTCCTTGGGTAATTGCCATTTTATACTCCTAAAAATTTGGTTAATTTTACTACAGTTTGTTGTACTGCAGACTAGTCTGCCCTTGACGATACGCATCATTTCTTTCAAGGCCATCGCCAAGGCGCTTGAGCTGACTTATTGCTTCATTGTATTTAGTGTTATACGCTAAAAGCATATCTGTTTCACCCTTCATGTACGTATATGCCTCAACAAGAGCGCCGTAAAGAAGAGCTGGAGAATAGTTGTCGCCAAGCCAAGAAGTGCCTTGGTAAACAATAGATTCTGGGTAATAAAAATAGTGCAACTCCGCTGTATAAGCAGCGTCGGGAGTAGGTCCAAGTATAAAAGTTAATTCGTTAGGGTCATTTAAGCGTGATCCAAACAAAGCATAGTACCTAGGCAAACCGGTATCAGTAGGGTTTGGGTACGCTTGACGAATAAAGTTAACATCTTTATTTAATAGATACTCATAGTTGCCGTCTGCATCAATAATAGCCATCGAGTAAGTAGATAAATAGTCGTTTGGGCAGGCTAAGTACTTATTGCTAACTGTGCAATTACCGGTAACGTTTTTTCGCAAAGATGGAATCTGCACCGAGTTATAGATGCGCTCCTCCGCCTGCATGATGAAGGTATTAATCTGAGTGACAGCATTGACGTTAGTCTGACTGCCCCCAGTAGTTACCTGTACAAACGTATCGGGAAACTGGTTCTCGGTGTACGTTTGAATCTGCGAAAAAAGTTCTTGGTAGTTCATTAGGGTTTACCCTTAAGCCATTGGCCCACGAGCCATAACACCTTTAGTTGCTGCGCCAGTGCCACGAATCTTAATGCCAGAAGTCTTTACTTCATCGTTCTGCTTTTTAAATGTGTTGCCAACAGACATCTTAATCTCGTCAACGCCATTACCTTTTGCAGTTACTGCTGCTTCAGCTTCTTTAGGGCCTACTTGTTTACCACTCATTGTGTGTGGCTTTGCATAAGCGCTAGCTGGTTTGTTGTTAATAGCCATGATTACCCCTGGTTTTTAGAACGTGCTTCGTTACGACCCATTGACTTCAATGACTCATTAGTAACAGTCTTAGCGCTTTTAGAACCTTTGCCGCTTTGAATGCCAACTGATGGACCAGAGTCCCCTAAATTTTTGCCTTTAGTTTTACCTTGTTTGGTAACACCATCTGCTCCACTTTTAAATCCCATAATAAACTCCTTAAGTTATACCTACCGTTACTGTACCAACTTGCCCCGATCCAAGCAAGGTATTTGGGGTTAATCCATCATCAAATCCCATACCAACAGGGTTCCACCCCCACTGAATCATCCTACTACCCATCGTTGGATCACCAAAACCATCTTCAGTTGATCCTGCATTCTGATTTAACTGCAACCCAGTGTATCCCGCTTGATAGTAAGAGTTGTCCGGTCTTGGGTCTCTTAGTGCTTGCGGATCTTCTACAGGGTACATACCCAACTGCAACTGCGGCTGATCAGGGTCCCAACACTGCGGGCAAACTCTAATCTTATACGGTTTAGTCTTAACAATCTCCGTCTTTAAATCTTTAAGCTTATAGCGAAAGTTGCACCTATCGCATTGCGCAATAGCCCATTTACCTGAAGCAAATCTATTAGAC